TAATATATATACCTAAATATTTATCTGTCCTATGTTGATTTTTACGGTAACTCGGTAACACTCTCCATTTTATCGTATGTCTAGCAGTAACCTTTACAGTAACCAACAGTAACCTTTTTTATTTTATATTGGTATCATTAAATAAAAGCAGTAACCTTATCTATTTTATTATTTTAAATTTAGCTATTTTATATGTTTTTGCTTCTCCTGTAAAACTGTCTTTAATCTTCTTAACTTCACTATTTGAGATTATAAATTCTTCCTCTATAAGTTGCTTTCTTAAAGTTTTCATATCTAACAATTCAAGAGTAGAATTTGTTTTTCTTTTCTGTTCATCAATAGCTGTATAAAGAAGTTGAAATCTAGCCCAATGCTCATTAGGTGTTGACACATAAAAGCTTTCTAAATTTTCTATCCCTGCATCTTCTACTAATTTTAAAAGTTCAATAAAATTATCAGTGGTTGTATACTCTTTTGAAAAATCTGCATTTAAGAAACTTACAAAATTAGTTATAATTTTCATATCTATCTTTAAAACTCTTGAGAGAGCTTTTAAACCTTTTAGCAAACAATTTAGGTTATATAGTTGCCTTTCATCTTTTACTTTGTCTAAAATTGTACTATCAGTAGCTATAACACCATTTTCAAGTCTATCCATTAGAGCAACTTTACCAAGTTTTTCTAAAATGTCACTATTTTTAAGTTTCTTATAAATTTCAAAATCACCTTTATTTTTTTTGGTAAGACTTGTACTTATCATTCTATTTTGAATACTCACATCACTTAATTTTGTTTCTCCTGAAATAATAAGTGGAGTACACAGATGAAACTCGGCTAATTTATTAGTTGTATTTCCCTGATTAATAATTTTGTTATCATAAACAGATCTAATAGTTGAGTATAAATCATTCATCTTCTCAAGTTGAAATTTACCAGTTATTTTAACTTCATCTATAGCCCATGGTGTTATATTTGAGCAACTACTGAAGCTTCTTATTTGGTGATTAGATAGAGTAGATAAACTTTTTATGTTTTCTCTTCCACCAAACAATAATCTTGAAATAAATTCAACATATTCTGTTTTTCCAATACTTGTTGTTCCAGAAACTTCTAAAATAGGATAGGTCCCTTGAGTATGAAATCTACCTAAAGCCCAACAAATTCCTAACAAAGATTGATTTACATCACTTCTCATATGAATTAAATTCTTTTCTAGCCATTCTTTATCTTCAGTTGTTAGTGCTTCTATTTCAGAAATTCTAGTTATTTTTAAATCTCTTTTATCACAGACTACTTCCGAATCTTCATCATAGTATTTATTATTTCTTATTCCATAGTAGTCTATCTCTTCAATATACTTTTCCTGGTTTTCTTCTTTTAGCCAATCTATAAATTTAGGGATAGTTGATGTACTAGCTAAATATACTCCCATGTTTTCTGCTATTCCTTTTATTGATAAAAGCTCAGATATCCTAGCTTTAAATTTTCTTTCTCTTCCATTATTTATAGATTTTCCTATCAAAAAATTTTCAGAGAAGGCTTCTACTTCAACTAAGAAATTACTAACTCTAACAGTTTCTTCTCCACCATAATAGATATATCCTCCATCATCAATTTTAAAACTCTTAAATCCAGTTTTTATTTGAGATGGTTTATTTAATAAATACTCATAAACTTTATCTTTTCCATTTTTCATTAAAACTTCATTAACATCTTTCTTTTTGTGGAAATGGGTCTTGTAAAGTGGAATTAATAAATCTTTTAATTCATGTACTATTCTTTTTCTTGCTTCTATTCCAGCTTCATCATCATCTGTTGCAATGATAATTTTTTGGAACTTACTAAGCCAATTTTTTTGCGTTTTAATACATTTAATATTTGTAGCTCCAGAGGGTAAAGAAACAGTATTTTCTACTCCAGCTTCTAAAGCACTAAGTAAATCTATTTCCCCTTCAACAATAACTAAATAATCAAAATCTGTTATATTTTGCCAATTTAAAAGATAGTCTAAACAGCTACCTTTTTCACTCCATAGCTTTTTATCTAAACTTCTATATTTGACTCCAACAACAGTTTCACCATTAGTAACAGGTATCATCATACTTTCATGAGAACCCATTCTATATAGTCTATTAATGTTATTCTCATTTTCTATACCTCTGCTTTTTAGATATTCAAGCCATTTTTTATTTAATTTTTTTGAATTATATATTAATGAAGAGAAATCTAAAATAGTTTTCTCTTCTGTTTTTTCTTTAACCCCTAAAATATTTAATTCTTTTTGGAGCTCTGGAAATTCACTTATATGACCACTTTTCCCTGTTGAGTGACACATATATTTCCCAGTATTAGTATTTACAGAAAAGCAAGGATTCTTTTTTGTTTTTTGGCAGACTGGACAATAATCCAGTCTAGCCTCATTTCCATAATGTTTTATTTTCATAATTTCCCTCCATTAGAACGGAAATTCTTCAGGTAAATCCTCGTTCTTTTCTTCTGTTTTTTCTTCAATATGATAATTATTTGGTCTTTCAACAGAAGCAGCATTTTCAAATTTCTTTTTAAATCTTTCATATATTTCTGGATTCTTTTTGTTTTGAATTTCATCAGTGGTTTTTTTACTTTGAATATCATAATATCCAATGATGTTATATCTTAAAAAATCTCCATTTAAACTAACTTCTACTATTACACCAATTTTTTTATCTGCAAGGGCAGGAATAAAAACTTTGTTTGGACTTTCTATTGGAACTAGGTCCTTATTTTTTAACTTACATAAATAAGTTAATTTATTTAATTTCTTTCTAGCATATTCATTTTCAGTTCCATCAGCTTTTATAAAAAACTCTACTGGATAAAAGTATTGTTCTTCATCTGTTTTCAAAACTAATTTAAGTCCTTTAGATTGAGAACCATTTTTACCACTTATTATTAATGCTTCCTCAATAGTACAGTTATAAACTCCACTCTTATTTACAGATGTACTTTGTTCTCTTGTTTCCTCTCTTAAATCTTCTTCGTTTTCTGTCCATAAATTCATACTCATTTTTATTTCCTCCTATTATTAATTAAAATATTCATTTGATTTTTGTATTACATAACTTAAGTCATTAGGAATCCTTAATTCATCAAACATTCCTTTTGGACTTTTACAAGTATCATTACCATTGTTTTGAGTTCTAAAATAATAAACTCCATCTTCAATTTCTGTTGCTAAAACTATAGTAAATCTACCTTCCAAACCAACCTTATCATCAATCAACTTGCCTATAGTCTTTGCTTTTTTTCTTCCATCATCTGTAACTTCTATATGTTGTAAAAAAATTACATTTATGTCATCTCTCATAGAATTAGCTTTATCAACTAAGTTATAAAAATTTTGACCAATTTCAGTGAATTTTTCATAACCTTTTTCTTTTGCTCTTCTCATAAATTCATTTGCCATGATATATTGAGAATCATCTATGATAATATTTTTGATTTCATTCTCTTTATTTAAAGTGCTAAGAATTTTTATAATTACCTCGGGTCTATCACTTATAAATCTATTTCCTTTTGGATTTTCTTTACTTCTTAAAGAATATCTTTTTTTAAATCCTTTGAAAGGTAAGGGTTTATCAACAGCTTGAATAATAAAAGTTTCTTTTTCGTTTAAGTTTTCAATGCTTGTAGACTTTCCTGTTCCACTTTCTCCAAGAATCATTATCATATTTGCCATATTTATCACTTCCTAATTAACGAAATTAATTTTCCTATAAGTTTCTTTGTTGCTTCTATATCTTCTAAACTGTCATGAGCTTTTAACTCAATTCCAAAATGTTTACACCAAGTTTCAAGTTTATTATTTTCTAGAACTGGTAATACTTCAGCTATTTGTAATAATCTAATTGAGTACAAAGGATCTAACATAGAAGAATCTAAATAACTAAATAAGAAATTATTACCATGTCTTTGAAAAAAGGCTTTTAATATATCAACATCAAACCTTACATTATATCCAGCAACAACAAATTTATCTGTTCTATCATACTTATCTATATATTTATCAAGAAGATTTACAAATTGTTTATAAACTTCTTTTTCTTCAATGTATTTTTCTGTTTTTAATTCCTCTAATGTTCTTCCTTGAACTTCCAAAGCTTTTTCAGTTACTTCTGAATTTTCAAAAGGTTTTATGTAAAAATTAAATTTTTCTACATCTTTTTTATCAATTCTTATTATTCCTGAAAGTTGTATTAGTGCAGCTTTTTCTGGATTAACTCCACCTGTTTCTGTATCTATAAAAATTATCTTATTCATTTATTCTCCTTATTTTATGTTTAAACTATTCTTTTCTACTATATTTGCACCTTGAACATTTTCTCCAGCTTCAATAGCTTTTTTTATTTCAGTTTTTGAGATTTTTTCTTTTGTTTCTATCTCAATAAATTTCTTATCTATTAAGCTTTCATCATAAATGTTTACAGATTTTGATTTTCTTAAACTTAGATTTCCAAGTTCAGTTTCTATTTTAGTAATTCCCATCATTTCCATATTTCTAACTATGTATTCTTTTCTACTATTTATTTGATTAGAAATAGATTTTTTTAAAGCTTGAAGTCTTTTTATTTCTTCATCAACTCCATTTAACATTGCTTCAGAGTTTTTAAAAGATTTGATTATTCCAGCTCCTTTTGTTTGTAATTGTAGTTTTAGTTCTTGTTCTAAAATATCAATTACCCCATCATCTTTTACTTCTCCAGTTTCTTCATCTATACAACTTAAAAACAATTCATCTAAAGCTCTCATTTCACTTGTTATTTCATATAATTTCATTATTCTTCCTCCCATTCTAAATCGTTATAAGCATACCTAACTGCTCTATCTATAATTTCTTGTCTTGATAAACCACTTTCTTCAACCATTTCATCTACATATTCAAGAGTAGAATTTCTAACTCTTATAACTTCTGTAGTTCTTCCACCTACTCTTATTTCTTTTTTCTTTGGTAAACTAAACATATTATTTTTCCCCCATTTTCACCTTATCTTTTTCAATTTCTTCCAGAATAGAAGTCCAAATTTTATTATCACAACTCTTAAAGTTTCTTAAACATACAAACTTAGTTCCTCTATGAATTTCTATATTTTTAAACTCGTAATCTATTCTTATTCTGTATTCTCCAACAACCTTATTAAGTTGTAGAGTATAGATATGTTTAAGTATTTCGGCATTACCATCTACATCTTTGCTATCTTTAAAGCAAACAGTAACCTCTTTGTTATCTATCCAAATTCTATGGGCTTCTTCGCTCATAACTTCAAGTATTTTATCTATAAACTTTGCTTTTAACATCTATACCAACTCCTTAATCTCCAACGTATTCGTGATTAAAAAAATTAAATAGTCTAGGTTCTTTTACAATATTTTCAGGTATTTTTAAGTCTATAAAATGTAAATAAGTTAGGAAGCTATCATAATTTTCTACATTAATAACAAAATCCTTTCCCTTTATAACCAATTCTGCATTTATTTCATCACTGCCTTCTTTATAATTGGCAGATGAAGCTAATTTATGAAATTCATCTTTTCCTATGTTATACTTCCCTACAATAAAGACCTCTGTAACATCTTCCCAAGTTCTGCCATTCTTTTCTAAAAGATTAATTGTTTCTATTAATAAATTTTTATTGTTATCCATAATTCCTC